GTGGAAAGGGTTTGCCCAGCTTCCCGATAATAACGGGGAGTTCAACACTAAACTAGTGCGTATGAGTTGGAAAGGATATGATAAAATTGATCCATCGTGGTCTCTTGAAGATGTTCTTGCGTGGGTACACACTGGTAGGTCACCCCGGGGTAACCGCAACGCCAACTCGAACAATAACAACACCTAAGTAAATGTATTATTCATCATATTTTCAAGTTTACAAACATGTCCGCAATTGCCGGCAAACGAGAATTTCTCTGCGAAGTCGTGGGTGGCATCGAGGTCTTCATGAACTGTACGTGTTTATCCGAAGAGATTCACGCCGGTCAAGATGAAGATATTGAGGTATACATCAAGAACAACATCCTCGAAGGATCGTCATTTTCCGCAGACAAGTTTTGCAAAGCCATGCAGACCATCGATGATAAGACCCTCCGGGATCTACTCTATTATTTTGAGGATAGAGACATGAGCATGGTCGAAGCCTTTAACGAGAGCTGTTTGGGTCTGGATGACCTTCCCCAAGAACTCACGGACATTGCAGAAGCTATACTTGACCAAGATATCGTTACCTTTACAGACTTCCTAGAATATTAGATTGTAATGAAACCTAAGTAGAATCAAAATATTGTAATTTTCAAGAAAAAAATGACGACTCTCACCGATTACGAACACAAGCTCGATACTCTCATCAAGACGTACCCGGATGGGGTGCCTCGTGATGAAATGAATAAATTTTTTGAATACACGATTGAAAACAAGGATGTCCTTCTTTACGGGGTGAGTGATGAACTACTCTATGCCGTATGTGATAAAGCCTATGATGACAAACGTTTTCATACATACGGTGAAACCATTAATGGTCTTATCGAAGAGTTTAGGGAAGCGAATCCGAGTCCGGCTGCCACCGCGAACAAACAGTTCGAAATGAATAATTCGGTGAGGGAGAATGCTGTATCTTGGGCTGAAAAGGCCGCAGCTCACGATCAGAGGAACTATCTAGTATCTAACACACGAATCATGGATATGTTGAAAGAAATGATGGAATATTCGGACAAGATGGCGAGTGAATCAGAGAAAAATCAACCCATTGTGGGTAAAATCTTCGCACTCAAGTTTGCACCCGAACCAGTGAAGACACCTAGTATCTATGAGCGCGTTTGCCGTATGTTTTAATATTATAGATCTAAGTAGCTTAAAGAATAGATCTAATATATAATAAATATGGCCACTACTGAAGGTTCATTTGATCTAAAGGTTTCTCAGATAAAATGCCAAACTCAACACGAAGTTGCTTCATCTACTGGAGGTGAATACATAAATGTACAACCCCCGTTTCAGCGAGAATATGAAGCATGGGATGATCGAATGAAGACAAGACTTATAGAGTCTATTTTGATAAACAGAAGAATGAACCCAATATGGCTGATTTTAAATCCAGTACCAGATGAACTAGGTAATACAGTTTATGACGTCTTGGATGGAATGCATAGAATTCGTACTGTGCTTGGGTTTATAGATAACGAATATAAACTTATTGGACGACATTTTTCAAATAAAGACATAGGACAGAAACACGATAATATATATTTTAGAGATATGGACGTTGATACTAAACAGATCGTAAGAAATTATAAGATGACATTTAATTATCTAGATTCTTCGTTTCATACAGATTCTACTAAGCGTAGAGACATGTACGAAATTTTAAACAAATCAACCAAAACTCTAAATGATTATGAGTTTGATAAAGTTAGTTATAATAAATTCTACGACATTCTTAAAAAATTCAAGGATGACTTCAAAATTTGGATGTATAGTAAAAAGGACACCCGAGGTAATATCGAATCGGAAATGATGGAATGTTTAGCATTATCAGAAAACATCTCTTCGTCGTGGGCATCGGTAAATGAACTGCGAAAATTGTGGCAAGCTAAAAATTTGGGTGAGAGTGAAGAATCTGTGAGTGAATACCTAACGAAGGGGGGTGAGAAAGAAATAACTGAAAGGTTTAATCTCATGATAAAAGTTGGCAAACGATTGAGTGAGCGTGAAATGATACCAACAGATAGACGGGAATACAGGAGTAATGCACTATGTTTGAAATTTCTTGTTTCAAGAATACCGGTTTACATTAGTGACGTTTCATACCTTAATCGTCACATACTGGATATATTTTCAGACTTTAAACAGGAAGTTCTTGATGTTGATATTCAGAGTAAATTAGAAGCAAAATCACGAAATGCAGTATTTCAAAAGAATCTAATTAAACTCATCGATGACATTATTTGTCGTCATGTTTCAAATGAACCTAGATGCTTTTCAAAAACGGATATATATCGTAAATTAGAAGAACAAGATGGAAAATGTGCGAAATGTGGGTGTGTTCCAAATCAGCCGGAAGGTCATCATAAAGTTGAGTGGAGTAGAGGGGGCAAGACGGAATATGTTAATTTGAAGATATTATGTGATTTATGTCATAAAGATGCAACCCGAGATTACCTCAAATCCTTATCAGCCGTGTAGTACGTCTTCCCCTTAGTGGCGAAACTATGAACCCTCGCGTACCCCCACGCTTGTGGAGAGGCTCCCGGACGATGCCCGGTTCTCCACGCAGCGAGTCCCCTATTGTAGATGGTCTTCACGGTCTTTAGAGGAATCTTAGTAGCCTTAGCAATTTCAGGGAGGGATTTGGCTCCCGGATACATCTTCCTAAATCTCTGGGTGTAGGAGGAAGTCTTTGTCTTTTGTCCCTTGTCCGTCTTGAATCCTTTATAGTCTCGCTTGAGCATTTTCTTATAACGCGTCTCAACTTCCCCGAGAGTTGTAAGCCCCCTGAAATATTTGAGGGGTGCATAGATCTTACCTTCAGATTTACGCAGTTGCCCCACCTTCTTTGTGATGGCAGCATCAGTGAGAGGCATCTTACTTTTTCCTGAGATTTATATTTGTCATTATCACATTTCCGTTCTTATTACGGTTGTATAACTTCATATTCTCCAGTTGTCGTGATACTTCATTGACTTTATTCATCTGTATGTAATTTTTAGTCAGCTTGTTAACCAGTTGTGCGAGTTTCAATTTGTGTTCGGGAGTCTTTGTCCTCCTCCAAGATCGCTGGATTTTTATCGCGGCTTCTCGATCACGGTTAGTAGCTAAGTCAGATAGATTAACCAGTTTGTCAATCGCATTCTTTATCTTTTTATCAAGATCCTTACGTTTACTTACAGGCATTCTTATTTTTTAGTGATATTTTTATCACACGGAATATAAATGGGGCGAACGTGTTCTCTGATGATAACTGACACTACTAAACCTAAACACATCGATCTGTTTTTAAACAGTGTATGGGGGAGGTACAAAGAACCGGTTAATCTTGAATTAAATACCATGCATTGTAACAATGTGTCTCTAAGAAGGATTCTATCTATGAAGAAGGTACTGGATCATCATAGATCAAACTCTCGCAAGTACGTGGAAAGTAGTACGATCATAGTTGGATCGCACTTCGCACGAAGGGTCTTACAAATTGGACTATTTCTTGTTAGACCCGAGAAGCCCGTGTTTATTAAGGTCATTTGAGATATTTTATAGCCGACGCAATACTGGAATAGATACACTTCCCAAAGCGGACCCGACCCGTCCTGGGATTGTAGTATCCTACATGACCATTGAAGACGGCCCTGTGAAGTTCACCCATATAAAAGATATAAGATTATAATAGTCAGTGACGAGATGGGACTTTCGATTATTATGGGAAATATGTTTTCTGGTAAAACATCCGAACTTATTCGGCGACTTAAGCGTCTAAAAGTTATTGGGAAAGATGTGATGATTATCAATTCTGCCAAGGATACCAGGTCCGCTGAAGAAGTTCTGAAAACGCACGATAATGTAAAGTTCAGTTGTCACAAAGTATATGACCTCTTTGAAATTATTAATACACGTGAATTTGACGACGCCGATATCATCGCCATCGATGAAGCACAGTTCTTTCCCAGACTCAAGAAGTTTGTAGAATGTTGTCTTCATGTTAATAAATCGGTGATATTAGCTGGTCTCGACGGTGACGCATTCCAGAGAAAGTTTGGAGAACTCACAGATTGTATTCCACTCGCATGTGATGTCACCAAGTTGTCTGCATTGTGTATGAGGTGTAAGAATGGAACACCTGGACCGTTTACAAAACGCACAGTTGATGACAAAACCCTAGAACTCATAGGTGGAAGTGATATGTACATTGCGGTATGTAGGAATCACCTATGAACATCGAGAATAAGTGTGACTCTTCGTGTGTCTCCAGTTTTTATCAGTTCATGGTATCTCGCATGGTCAAAGAGGATATCTTCACCCTCTCTGTGTATGTGCCTACCGTCACCCGTGTACAGACTACAATCACCGTCACCATATATAGTTAATTGATACCGTAAGAGTTCATTTGATTCGGCTCGGTGGGGTGGTATTATCATCGGACCTTCTACAACTGCGAATGCTGCGACACTCGTATCTATACACTTAATCTGTTTAACTAAATCGTACAATACTGGAAAATTTTCAATTTTATAAAAATAATAGTTGTCATTTTTTTGAAACCATGGATCTATGTCATGATAATACTTCTTATCCAGTGTAGGTGCGATACGGTCGAATTCTCTGCGTATCGTTTCATGATGCATCTTGATTAGGAAAAGACCTGGGTAATTCCTAATGATGTGTTTGGGTGTGTTATGTATGATGTCCCTGAATGTATTTTGTATACCGAGTAGTGGTCTCCCTAATTTACTGAAGTAGAGAAGGTCAATCGGTGGTTTAAAATAATCATAACAAATCATCGAGATGGGAACCAACAGGAGAGACCACATTATTTTCTCAGTAGATAATAAAAATGCCCGGATACAAGCAAGAGTCTATGGTGATCGCTAACCCTGAGCCCACCCCCGAAACTAAAACCCTAGCGGATCGTTTCAAGATGCCCGCTATTCCTACACTAACCCTCGTCCAATTTGTTCTCATCGCACTCGTTGGTCTGTATGGTTTCTCGGTCCGTAAGATGAACCGCCCCGTTCTTCTCACCATGGTGACCGGTATCGCTGTTCTCCATGCGTATGATCACATGTACCGTGTCAAGCGTGGACCCGAGCGTGACATCTTTCCCTCTTCTACCGAGGGGTACTGCTGCGGTGGTGGTTGCGGTAAGTAAATTATCTTTGTAAATTATAAGTATGCGCGTCATAGTCACTAAAAGCCCTGACAAGAAGAAAAAGTTCAGGGCGATACTGGACGACGGCAGGAGTGTTGATTTTGGTGCCAGTGGATATTCTGACTACACCAAACACAAGACTCCCTCACGTATGCGTTCCTATGTATTACGTCATGGAGGTCATGTACCTAGACAAACATTAGAGGAACGAGATCCTAAGAAGATTCAAGTGAAAATGTTAAATGTCGATCGAAGCGACAAAGAGAATTGGAAGATGAGTGGTATCGATACTGCTGGGTTCTGGTCTCGCTGGTATCTATGGAGTTATCCAACTTTTGGAGAAGTTGAAAAATTTATGTCCAAGCGATTCAATATTAAAATAACCAGACGCTAAAAAAAGTGTCAGTATATATAAAGAGTGATGATTCCATTTCCGTTACTTCTCATATGTAAGTTGCCTATGATAAATAAGATACCTATACCAATCTTATCTGATTATTTGAGTAATAAGAGGGGTCCTATGCCAAATAAGTATTTGATGTCTCATATAAGTACCATATGCACATCTTGTATATGCGTGATGCTTATGGGATACATGATAAATAAGGCTGCGTCTAGCTTTCCCCCGAGACCGCCACCCCCAATCGTTTTCCCTATGATTGGCTGGCTTTGCCTTCAGTCATGCTCCTCGGCTTCAGTTCTCGCCACAGATGTAGTTAAAAGGCGATAAAGTGTAAAAATGTTTCGATTTCACCTTGTTCAATCAATGTACCCAGGTATATTTCCCTACCTGACATCGTCAATGGATTGAATTTAGACTCTTTAAGAACCTTCTGTATCGTAACACCATTTTGATCGAATTGTAAAAGAATCTGTGAAAGTAGATCAAAATCGAGTACACCCACAGCAGTCACGAATTTGGATTCAGAAAACTCATATTTCCCTGTATTATTCTTTATTAACATGTGTATTTTTATGAATTCTTTCATATCGGTATCGGGATCCGAACCCATTTCATCAGCATTCAATAAATTGCGTAGACCAGACCCTAACCTTTTTAGAAAATCTCGTTTAAGATCGTTGAGAGACATCTTACTGTTTACATCGGAATTAATTTACATACATTGAGCGTATGTAAATTAATTGTTTATTCTATCCATATTTTGTGAATGCTTACTGGTAGTTCATCTCCTTGCGAGCCTTGTTAATAGCATTCATCGCAATCTTCTTTGCCAGGTTGCGAAGCTTTATAGCGTTTGCCGACATAGTGTTACCGTTATTGGCAGGCTTGTTGTTGCCCCTGTT